TCGTGGTTCCTGCGTTTCGACATCGTCTGATCTCCTCTTCTTGGAGACCAGCAGACGTCAGATCGTAGCTTCCGTCACCGTCCGATTTTCGGGAAGGAGCTCAATGTACGGCAACTCCATCGCGCAGCTGGAAAGCAATGTGGTCTGGGGCATCATCACCGCGAACCCGGCCATGGCCGACGGCAACGCGCTCTTCCACACCACGCACAAGAACCTCGCGGGCACCGGCGCAGCGCTGGCCGTCGATGCGGTGGGCGCGGCCCGTGCGGGGATGGCGCTGCAGACCGGCCTCGATAAGAAGACGGTGCTGAACATCCGACCCGCCTTCCTGATCGTCCCGGCGGCCCTCGAACTGAAGGCCGAACAGCTGGTGGCCCAGAACCTCGTCCCCGCCGACAGCGCCAAGGTGGTGCCGCAGTCGATCCGGACGCTCTCGCCCATCAGTGAACCGCGCCTCGATGCCGCCAGCGCCACCGCCTGGTACCTGGCAGCGAGCCCGAACCAGATCGACACCATCGAATACGCCTATCTCGAGGGTCAGCAGGGTGCGTACATCGAGACCCGTAACGGCTTCGACGTCGACGGCGTCGAGATCAAGTGCCGCCTCGACTTCGGCGCCACGGCCATCGACTGGCGCGGCCTCTACAAGAACCCGGGCGCGTAAGGTCAGAACATGCCGTAGAGGTCGCGCCGCCCGTGCACGGCGCGGACGATCTCGATGTCGTCGCCGTCGATGCGGTAGAGCAGCAGGTAGGACCCGCTGACCAGATAGCGCAGCCCGGGGCGGATATCGTCCCGGGCCGGGCCCATCTGCGGGTTGTCGGCAAGGTGGCTGGCGACCTCGTCCAGCCGGTCGAGAACGCGGTCTGCGGCGGCCGGATCGTCCTCGGCGATATGCGTCCAGATCTCGATCAGGTCGTCGCGGGCCGCCCGCGTGAAGAACACTTGCGGCATGAAGGGTCAGGACAGGCTGCGGCGGCTGCGCGCCTCGCGCTTGATATCGGCCATGGTGGTGCCCGGCTCGGCGCGGCCGCTGGCGATCCCGGCATCCCAGAGTTCACCCACAACCCGACGGGCTCGCCACTCGCGCAATGCCTCGCGGACCACTTCGCTCGACGAGGCATAAGCCCCGCTGCCCACGGCTTCCTGCAAGAGAGCCGCGTGCTCGTCGGTAATCGAAATGCTGATCTTGCCGGCCATGTACGATCCTCCTGCCGCAAAGGTAGGAAAAATTCGCACTCCTTGCAACCATGCTCCAGAGGGAAATCCCCATGAAAACCTACGTCCAGCCCGGCAACACCATCACCCTGACCGCGCCTTACGCCGTCGCCTCGGGCGAAGGCCTGCTCGTCGGCTCGATCTTCGGCGTGGCCTCCGGCACCGCCGCCCTCGGCGACACCGTCGAGGCCGCGCTCGTCGGCGTCTACGAGCTGAAGAAGCTCGGCTCCCAAGCTTGGGCGGTCGGCGACCGCATCTACTGGGACAACACCGCCCGCCAGACCACCAAGGTTACAACCTCGAACACACTGATCGGCGTGGCGACCGAAGCGGTTGCAGGCGGCGCGGGCGATGTGGTCGGCCGGGTTCGGTTGAACGGGGCGTTCTGATGAGCGCCTTCGCTGCCGCCCTGGGCGCGCTCTTCGCCGATCCGAACATCGGCCGGGACGCGGTCTACATCGCCGACGGCGGCGCGTCGGTCCTGGTGCGCATGGTCGCCCGGCGTGCCGATGCGGTCACCGACTTTGGCGATGCGCGGCTCTGGTCCGAAACCACCAGAATCGACCTGCGCGTGGCCGAGGTGCCAGCCCCACGCCCCGGCGACCGCATCGAGATCGACGGCAACGCCTTCCTCATCCAGGGCGAGCCGGTCCGCGACCGCGAGCGGCTGGTCTGGACCATCGACCTACGCCCGGCGTGACCGCGGTGAAGCTGAAGCTCGACATCGATCCCGACATCGTCGCGATGATGGCGGCCGAGGTTGCGGCGGGCGAGCGGGCTGTCTCGGCCGCGATCCGCGAGGCCGGGACCGGGCTGAAGGCGGCATGGCGGCTGCAGATCACCGGCGCGGGGCTCGGGGCCCGGCTGGCCCGCACCATTCGGTCAGAGCAGTTCCCCAAGGCCACGCCCAGCCTCAACGCAGCCGCCGTGGTCTGGTCCAACGCCCCGATCATCGTCGGCGCGCACGACACCGGCCCGCTGATCCGCTCGAAGAACGGCTTCCGGCTGGCGATCCCCACGCCCGCCGCAGGCAAGTCCCTGCGCGGCGGTCGGATCACCCCGGGAGAATGGGAACGCCGGACCGGTCTGCGCCTGCGCTTCATCTATCGGCGCAGGGGGCCCAGCCTGCTCGTGGCTGAAGGTCGCCTGAACACCAAAGGCCGCGCCGTAGCATCACGGTCAAAGACCGGCCGGGGCTTGGTCACCGCGCCGATCTTCCTGCTTGTGCCACAGGTCAAGTTGCCGAAGCGGCTGGATCTCGCGCGGGATGCGGAACGGGCGCACGACGCTGTGCCGGGGTTGATCGTGGCGAACTGGGTGGCGGGGCGTTTATGACAGAAGCCGCCCATGAGTTCGGTCGTGTGCTGCGAACCGAGAGCTGAGGTCCCAGCCATCAGGAATTCGCGATCTATCACAAAGCATGCACCTGCAGGGACGCTTACTCTTAGTCCTTACCTTGGAGAGATAGTCTCGCACTGCTCCATTTGCACTTCCAGATGGGTGCGGGAGAGCCGTTATTCTCTTCAAGTCGATTTTTGCGATCTTGGCTGCATGACGTATGATCCGAGGCCCTTTATGCCCTAGGGCGATAATTTCTGTATCACTGGGAATGCTTTGAAGTTCGCTTGCCAGATAATTTTCGACGTACTTCCGTAGCTCGGGGTGGCTCAAGGAGTCTATTTGATTGTTGAAGAGATCGTCTTTGAAGTAGGTTGGGTAACGAATCGTCGAGGTGAAATGCACCTTGTGAGCTTCGCCTGTCCAGAGTTCGTCAATGTCATCGATCCCGGCGCGTTCCGCGGCGCCGCTGTGTTCTAGCAGTGACTTGAGGTTCGGCTCCATTGTCTTCCCTCGGAACGAAGAGGCTGCCTTTGCTTCCTGCAGCGCGGCATCGACATCCGTTCCATTCTTGATGGCCTGACGCGCTGCCCTATAGCTCTTTATCGCTTGAGTAGGGCCTGGCGTGACGCCGACAATAGCTATTCGTGCAGTCAAATTTACAAAGTCGAACGGCGCCCAGAGGATCCTAATTCCAAATCGGTCTGATCGGGGTCCTGATGGGTATAGCTGGAGCTCCGTGAAGTCTTTCAGGTCGCGACCCATGTCCGCTTCGTCTATTTTCAGCAGGGTGTTCATCATCTCGGAGAAGCTCATCCGTTCCAGTTGGAAGCCACTCCTCAGTTAGATGACAGAATCTGCAAAGAGAACAACCCAATGCCCACCCCCCGCGAAACCATCCTCGCCACGCTGCACGCGCGGCTCTCGGCGCTGCCCACCACGGCTCTGCGCGGTGACGTGCTTCCCGAGCGGGTGCCAAGCTCAGGCCTCCTGATCCTGCGCGACGGCGAGCCGGGGGAGCCCGAGGTGACGCTCTCGCCGCTGCGCTACCACTACCAGCACCGGGCCGAGATCGAGGCGGTCGTGCAGGGTGAGGCCCGTGACGCCGTCTTCGACACCCTCTGCGCCAGCATTGGTGCGGCGATTACCGCCGACCGGACGCTTGGCGGCCTCTGCGATTGGATCGAGGCCGGAGCGCCGCGCCCGGTCGATCTGCCGGTCGAGGGTGCCGCCAGCCTGAAGGCGGCGGTGATCCCGGTTATCTTGCACTATTCCACGGCCGAGCCGCTGACCTGACCCCTCACACGACAGGAGAACACAATGGCACGAGCCCATGGGGCGCGGGCGCAGATGGCGCTTGCGTTCGAGACCGTCTATGGCACCGCGCCTGCCTCGGGCTATCGCACGGTGCCCTTCGCCAGTACCACGCTCGGCTCCGAGCAGCCGCTGATCGCCTCGGAACTGCTGGGCCAGGGGCGCGACCCCCTGGCCCCGATCAAGGACGCCGTCACCGCCGATGGCGATGTGGTGGTGCCGATCGATGTCGAGAACTTCGGCCTCTGGCTGAAGGCGGCCTTCGGTCAGCCCACGACCACCGGCACCACGCCCAAGACCCACACCTTCCAGTCAGGCAACTGGACGCTGCCGTCGATGGCCATCGAGACGGCCATGCCCGAGGTGCCGCGCTATGCGATGTACACCGGCTGCGTCTGCGACCAGCTGTCGTGGCAGATGGCGCGGTCGGGGCTGCTCACGGCGACCGCGCGGCTGGTCGCGCAGGGCGAGAACGTCGCCGCCACCACGGCCGCGGGCACGCCCACCGCATTGGCGCTGCAGCGGTTCGGCCATTTCAACGGGGCGATCACGCGGAACGGCACGCCGCTCGGCAACGTCATCTCGGCCGAGGTGACCTATTCCAACGGCCTCGACCGGATCGAGACCATCCGCAATGACGGCCGCATCGAGGGGGCCGACCTCGGCATGGCCGCACTGACCGGCCGGGTCGAGGTGCGCTTTGCCGACACCACGCTGATCACCCAGGCGATCGACGGCACGCCCTGCGAATTGATCTTCGCCTGGAGCCTAGGCGCCAATGCCAGCTTCACCTTCACCGCGCACGCCGTCTACCTGCCGCGTCCCCGGATCGAGATCCCGGGCCCGCAGGGCATCCAGGCCACCTTCGACTGGCAGGCAGCGAAGGCTACGAGCCCCGCCCGGATGTGCACCGCCGTCCTCGTCAACACCGTCGCAACCTACTGAGAAGGGTATCATGCTGACCCTCGATCTCACCAACGCGCCGCAATGGTGCGACCTCATCCCCGGCGTGCGTGTCCGGCTTCGCCCGCTCACCACCGCGCTGATGGTCTCCGCGCGCGGCGATCCCGCGATTGCCGACCTGCCCGAGGGGGCGGCGACCGAGGAAGCCGCGCTCGCCATGGCCAAGGCGCTGGCGCGGCGCGCGATCCTTGAATGGGAGGGGATCGGGGATGCCGATGGCACTCCCCTCGATCCAAGCCCCGAGGCCATCGACGCGCTCCTCGACCTCTGGCCCGCCTTCGAGGCGTTCCAGACCCAGTATGTCGCCAAGGCCCTCCTGCTGGACGCGGAAAAAAACGGCTCTGCGCCCTTGCCGACTGGTCCTTCGGTGGGGGCGAAGGCTACTGCTCGGCCTGTGGAACAACCTGTCCCGACTGCCCCGCACGGCTGAACCGGCCGCTGACGTTCGAAGGCGCGCAGGTCTGGGACCTGGCGCAGCGCCTTGGCGGGCAGATGCGTGTCATCCCGGGCGCGGTGATCGGCTGGGACATCGGCGCGGCGCTGGCCTTGGGCGCCGCCCTCGGCATCTCCCCGCCCGCGCTCGCCGAACTTCTGCCCGCCCTCGAGGCGGTGATGGTCCGCCGCGTCAACGAACAGATCGCAGCGAACCGCGACTGACCCCACCCAAGCTGGAGTCCCGAACCCATGGCCGAGAAACGCGTCTCCGTCCGGCTCGCCGCCGTGGGCGGCCGACAGGTGCGCGCCGAACTGGAGGGCGTCGGCGAGGCCGGGGCGCGCGGCTTCGGTCGCCTGTCGCGCGAGATGGAGCTGGCCAACACCCGGCTGGCCGCCTTTACGCGCCGTGCCGGTCTTGCCCTCGGGGCAGCTGCCGCGGCGGCGACAGCATCGCTCGGGCTGATCGTCCGATCCACTGCCGAGAGCGCCGCGCAGATCCGGCAGTTCGCGCAGGTCGCCAATGCCACGCCCGAGGCACTGCAGCGCTGGTCGGCGGGGGCGCGGACGGTCGGGATCGAGCAGGAGAAGCTGGCCGATATCCTGAAGGACGTGAACGACCGGGTCGGTGATTTCCTGCAGACCGGCGGCGGGCCGATGGCCGACTTCTTCGAGAACGTCGCCCCGCGTGTGGGCGTCACCGCCGACCATTTCGCGCGTCTCTCCGGCCCCGATGCACTGCAGCTTTACGTCGACACGCTGGAACGGGCGGGCCTGAGCCAGCAAGAAATGACCTTCTATCTGGAGGCGATGGCCTCGGACGCGACGCGCCTGCTGCCGCTGCTGCGGAACGGCGGGGCCGAGATGGCAAGGCTTGGGGATCAGGCATCCGATCTCGGGGCGGTTCTGGATGGCGAAGCATTGGAAGCCCTGCGCCGCACGCAACTCGCGCTGGGCACGGTATCCCTCGTGTTCGATGGCCTGCGCAACCGCATCGCCGTGGTCGTCGCCCCGACCATCGAGGCGCTGGCCAATGCCTTCGTGGCACTCGCCTCCGATGGCGGCATTTTGCGGTCGGCCATCGACGCGCTAATCGGCAACCTGGGGCGTCTGGCGTCCTATGCGGCCACGTTCGCGGCCGTCATGGCCGGGCGCTGGGTCGCGGGCTTGGCGGCGGCTCTGTCGGTTCGCGGCCTCGCCACCGCGCTGGTGTTCCTGCGCGGTGCCCTCATCCGTATCGGCATCGGCGCGCTGATCGTCGGCGCGGGCGAATTGGTCTATCAGTTCTCTCAGCTCGTCGCCCGGGTCGGCGGCGTAGGCGAGGCGTTTCGCCTCCTCGGCGGTCTGGCCCGCGAGGTCTGGTCGCGAATCGGCCTGTCGCTGGATGCGGCCCTTGCGCGAATGGCGGCCGGATGGGAGGGGCTGAAGGCGGCAGGGCTCTCGGCGCTGGAAGGCACCATCGCAGGCGTCGTCAGCTTCGGCGACCGGACGGCCGCAATCTTCCAGGGGGCGTACGACGCCGCCGTGGCGATTTGGGGCAGTCTGCCGGGTGCCATCGGCGACTTCGCCTTCCAGGCCGCGAATGGACTGATCTCTGGCGTCGAGGTGATGCTGAACGGCGTCGTCACCCGCATCAACAGCTTCATCGAGACGCTGAACGCGGCACTGGCGTTGCTGCCGGAATGGGCCACGGGCGAAGGTGGCGTGCGGATCGGCGTCCTCGACCCGGTGGAACTCGGCCGCATCGGCAATCCGTTCGAGGGCGCGGCAACGGCCGCAGGGGCTGCGGCGGCGGATGCCTTCACTGCCGCCTTGTCACGAACCTACCTCGAGCCACCCGATCTCGGGCTTGGCGCGATGGCCGACGATGCCCGCGCCCGTGCCGACGGATACCGCGAAGCGGCCGGGATGCTGGCCGATGCCGCCGGTCGGCCGCTCGCAAGTTGGCAGGCGCTGAAGGATGCGGTGACCGGCACGGGGACCGAGGCCGAGACCGCACTGGCAGATGCCGCCGCTTCTGCCGATGTCCTCACGGCCGGGCTGAACGACACCGCCACCGCCGCCGATGGCGCGGGCGGCGCTGCACGCGACGCCGGGGCGGCTGCGGCCGAGGGTGCCGACGCGGCTCTCACTGGCTGGCAAGCCGTCACGGCGGCCCTCTCCGACTATGCCGCCAAGGCGCGCGACATCGGCGGGGACATCGGCAGCGCCCTCGTGGGCGCGTTCCAGGGCGCTGAGAATGCCATCGGCGATTTCGTGAAGACCGGAAAGCTCGACTTCCGTGATCTGGTCACGTCCATGATCGCCGACCTCGCGAAGCTGGCCGCGCGCCGCTTCATCCTCGGCCCCATCGCCAATGCTCTTTCCAGCGCGCTGGGCGGCGCGGGCGGGATTTTCGCGAACATCCTGCATTCGGGCGGTATGGTCGGTGCCCCTAGTCCCGGACGCACGGTCCCGGCGCTGGCCTTCGCGGGCGCGCCGCGCATGCACAACGGCGGCTGGTCCGGGCTGCGGCCCGACGAGGTGCCCGCGATCCTGCAACGCGGGGAGCGGGTCCTCTCCCGGCGCGAGGCGGCCGGTTACGGCCAGGCGGGCGCGTCCACCGTCAATGTCACGATCAACGCCCGCGACGCCGAGAGCTTCCGCCAGTCCCGGACGCAAGTCGCCAGCGACATCGCCCGCGCCGTGTCGCTGGGTCGGCGCGGCATGTGAGGATCAGCCTTGGCCTTCCACGAGGTCCGCTTTCCGGACAACATCAGCCGCGGGGCACGGGGCGGGCCCGAACGCCGCACGCAGATCGTCGAACTGGCGAGCGGGGCCGAGGAGCGCAACGCGAGCTGGGCCCACAGCCGCCGCCGCTACGACGTCGCCTATGGCATCCGCCGCGCCGACGATCTGGCGGCGGTCGTCGCCTTCTTCGAGGCCCGCAACGGCCGCCTCCACGGTTTCCGTTTCAAGGACTGGGCCGATTTCAAGTCCTGCTTGCCGTCGCAGACGCCGGAGCCAACCGATCAACCCATCGGCACCGGCAACGGGTCGACCACGCAGTTCCAGCTCACCAAGCGATACACCTCCGGCGCGCAGGCCTGGACGCGGACCATCACCAAGCCCGTCGCCGGAACCGTGACCATCGCCCTGAATGGAACGCCCCAAGCCTCCGGTTGGTCGGTTTCCACAGCCACCGGTCTCATTACCTTCACCACCGCTCCCGCCTCAGGCGTCGCCATTACCGCAGGCTTCGAATTCGACGTCCCGGTCTGCTTCGACACTGACGCCATCGACGTCACCCTCGACCTCGAACTCCTGGGGTCGATCACCTCGATCCCGCTCGTGGAAATCCGCCTCTGAAGGACCGATCCCATGTCCGAACCCACGACCGTGCGCATGGGCGCACTGGCCGCCTACCTGAGCCTTGCCCTTGCGCTGTCGGCGCAGGGCGGGGCCGCGATCTGGTGGGCGGGCACGCAGAACACCCGCCTGACCTCGCTCGAGGCGCGGGTGGCCGAACTGCTTTCCACCTCACCCCTCTACCACAACCAGATGGTCGAGGCCGACCGCCGCATCGCGGTCATCGACGAGCGGATCGCCAACATCCTCGCCCGGATCGAGGCCCTGACCGCCGCGCTCGAGCGCCGCCACGAGGCCCCCTGATTTCCCAAAGGATCATCGCCATGCAGACCACTGACCGGGGGCTTCTGGCCCTGATCCGGCACGAAGGCGTCGTGCCCGGACCCTATCTCGACGTGAAGGACATCTGGACCTTCTGCATCGGCCATACGGCTGCGGCCGGACCACCCGATCCGGCGCGGATGCCGCGCGGCATGCCCGGCGACACGCAAGCCGGGATCCGCGAGGCCTTCCGGCTCTTCCGCACCGACCTCGCGGCCTATGAGGCCGAAGTGCTGCGCGCGGTGAAGGTGAGGGTTGAACCCCACGAGTTCGATGCGCTGGTCTCCTTCCACTACAACACCGGCGGCATCGCCAAGGCCGCGCTGACGCGCCACCTGAACGCGGGCAATCGCGCGGCCGCCGCGGCGGCCTTCATGGGCTGGCTCAGGCCTGCCGCCATTCGGCCCCGCCGCGAGGCCGAGCGCGATCTCTTCGCCAAGGGCATCTACCCGACCGGCACCATCCCGGTCTGGTCGGTAGATCACAACGGCCGGGTGGATTTCTCGCGGCCGATCCGTCGGCTCAGCGAGGCCGAGGCGCTGGCCTTGCTGCGCCCGACCGGCGCACCCATGCCGCCTCCCTCCCAGCCCGCCACCCCGCCCAGCTGGTGGCAGCGGCTCGCCAACCTCTTCACCGGAAAGGAACCGACATGAACTGGACCTTCGCCCGCGGCCTTGTCTATCTCGCCTGCCTTGTCGCCTCCGGCCTCGCCATGGCGGGGCTCGCGGATTTCGACCTGGCGACCGGGACCTTCGATCTCAGGCCCTTCAACCTCTACGCCCTGACCGGCGCGGCAGGTGGTGTCGTCTCCTCGGCGCTGGCCTCGATCGCGCTCTGGCGCGGCTGGGGGCGGAAGTGAAATCGCTTTCGCCCGCGCTGCAGGCCCATCTCGACGAGGGCACGACGACGCTCGCCTGGTGCTGGCGGATCACCCGCGCCGATGGCGTGACTTTCGGTTTCACCGACCACGACCGGACGCTCAACTTCGACGGGACGGAATTCGAACCGGAAAGCGGGCTGACGGCGTCAGAGGTGCGATCCGGCTCCGACCTCTCGGTCGATGCGCAGGACGCGCAAGGCGTGCTGTCCTCTGACCGGATCACCGAGACCGACATCCTCGACGGCCGATGGGACAACGCGGCGGTCGAGGTCTGGCGGGTGAACTGGGAGAACCCCGCGCAGCGCGTGCTTCTGCGCCGCGGGGCCATCGGCCAGATCCGGCGCGGGCGGCTGGCCTTTGTGGCCGAGGTGCGCAGCCTTGCCCATGTCCTCGGCCAGACCGTGGGGCGGACGTTTCAGGCCAGCTGCGACGCCGCGCTTGGCGATGCGCGTTGCGGGGTGAACCTTGATGCCCCTGCTTTCAAGGGCCTCGGCGCGGTGATCGATCTGCTGCGCGACCGGGCCTTCACCGCTTCCGGCCTCAGCCCCTTCTCGGCAGGCTGGTTCGCCTTCGGGCTGGTGGAATGGTCGACCGGTGCGAATGCCGGGCGGCGCGTCGAGGTGTTGTCGCACGACCTCGTCGACGGCGTGGCGATCCTGACCCTGCTCGAAGCTCCGGTGCGGCCGATCTCGGCGACAGACGCCTTCGTGGTCAGGGCAGGCTGCGACAAGCGGATCGCAACCTGCGGAACGAAGTTCGCGAAGTTCGCGAACTTCCGCGGCTTCCCGCACATCCCAGGCCAGGACGCAGTCCTTCGCTACGCCACCAAGGACGGCGGCCATGAGGGGGCGGTGCTTTGAAGACCGCCGATCCCGCCATCGTCATCGACGTCGCGCGATCCTGGCTCGGCACGCCCTATCACTACCAGGCCAGTCTGCGCGGGGTCGGCTGTGATTGCCTCGGTCTCGCGCGGGGTGTCTGGCGCGAGGTGGTCGGGCCTGAACCGTTCCCCATTCCGCCCTACAGCCGAGACTGGGGCGAGACAGGGCCGCGCGAAGTGCTGGCAGATGGGGCGCGGGCGATGATGCCGGAGATCGCACCCGCAGATGCGCCACCCGGCGCGCTGGTCCTGTTCCGCATGATGCCCCGCGCCATCGCCAAGCATGTGGGCATCCTCACCGGCCCCGACACCTTCCTTCACGCCTATGAACGCCTCGGCGTGATCGAGGAAGAGCTGAAACCTGCATGGCGACGCCGCATCGCCTTCGCCTTCCTGTTCCCTGCGCGCGGACTGACCAACCCTTACAACCCCGAGTTGTATTAATGGCTACGCTTGTCCTCGGCGCTGTCGGCTCCGTCATCGGCGGGGCCTTCGGTGGCGCGATCCTCGGCTTTTCCGGTACCGCAATCGGTGGCTTTATCGGATCGACCATCGGCTCGGTGGTCGACAGCTGGATCGTGTCCTCGCTGGCCCCGGCGCAGAAGATCGAGGGCCAGCGCCTCGACAGCCTACGGATCACCTCGGCCACCGAAGGCGCCATCATCCCGCGCCTCTACGGCCGCATGCGCATCGGCGGCAACATCATCTGGGCCACGGATTTCCGTGAAGAGACGAAGACCACGACACAGGGCGGCGGCAAGGGCGGGGGCGGTGGCCGGGTGCAGACGACCGAGTATCTCTACTATGCCAGCTTCGCGGTCGCCCTCTGCGAAGGCCCGATCACCGGCATCGGCCGCATCTGGGCCGACGGCAAGCCGCTCGACATGACGGGCATCACCTGGCGCTGGTATCCGGGGAACGAGACCCAAGGGGTCGATCCGTTCATCGCGACGAAGATGGGCGCGGCCAATACGCCCGCCTATCGCGGCACGGCCTATGTCGTCTTCGAGGAACTGGCGCTCTCGACCTACGGCAACCGCCTGCCGCAGCTGTCCTTTGAGGTGTTCCGACCCTTGGCCGATCCCGACACGGCCGAGGGGCTGGTCAAGGCCGTGACGATGATCCCGGCCTCGGGCGAGTTCACCTATGCGACCGAAGCCGTGCGCAAGACGGTCGGCGCCACGACCACGGTCTTCGGCCAGACCACCGGCGGCACGACGTCGGCCGAGAACCTGAACGCGCTGCCCGACGAGGCCGATATCGTCGTGGCGCTGGACCGTCTGCAGGCCATGGCCCCGGCTGTCGAGAGCGTCAGCCTGGTCGTCGCCTGGTTCGGCAATGACCTGCGGGCGGGCAACTGCACGATCAAGCCCGGCGTCGAAGTGGCGACCAAGGTGACCAGCCCGAAGGTCTGGTCCGTGAATGGCGTGGCACCGGCCAATGCGCATCTGGTCAGCCGCGATGCTGAAGACCGTCCTGTCTATGGCGGCACGCCTGCAGACTTTGCGGTGGTGCAGGCCATCCGCGAGATGAAGGCGCGCGGGCTGCGGGTCACCTTCTATCCCTTCCTGCTGATGGACGTGCCGCCCGGCAATACCCTGCCGAACCCCCATTCGAACAACGCCGCCATGCCGGTCCAGCCTTCCTTCCCCTGGCGCGGGCGGATCACCTGCTCACCTGCGGCGGGCTATGCGGGGACCGCGGACAAGACCGCCGCCGCGGCGACGCAGGTCTCGGCCTTCTTCGGCGCAGCGACCCCGGCACAGTTCGCGGTGTCGGGCGACACGGTCAACTGGACCGGCCCCGCTGGCGATTGGGGCTTGCGGCGGATGATCCTGCACTACGCCCATCTTTGCGCCGTCGCGGGCGGTGTTGACGCCTTGCTGATCGGGACCGAGATGCGCGGGCTGACCACCATCCGGTCCAGCGCAAGCACCTATCCGGCCGTCACCGCCTTCAAGGCGCTGGCGGCAGACGTGAAGTCGATCCTCGGGCCGGGCACCAAGGTGGGTTACGCCTCGGACTGGTCGGAATTCTTCGGCCACCAGCCGGGCGACGGCACCGGGGATGTGTTCTTCCACCTCGATCCGCTCTGGTCGGATGCCAACATCGATTTCATCGGCATCGACAACTACATGCCGCTCTCCGACTGGCGGGATGGCTTCGACCATGCCGATGCGCTGGAAGGCTGGCCCGCGACCCATGACCGGGCCTACCTGCAGGCCAACATCGCGGGCGGCGAGGGCTTCGACTGGTTCTACGCCTCGGCCGCCGACCGGTCGGCACAGATCCGCACGCCCATTACTGACGGGGCCTCAGGCAAACCG